TTATTAGAAGTAGAAAAAGTTATTGTATTACCTGCACCAAAATGAAGATATTGAAATGCAGATGTAAAAATACTTTCTTTTCTTGCGTTAAATATAATTCTATCTGAAGTAATTAATGTTTGATTATCTTGATATTGATATATATCTGCTTCTGCATCAAAATCTTGCTCTGAATCTAATATTCCCCTTCCAAGTGCAGTACTATAAGTACCTTGAATAGTACGAAGTGGTTCATCAATTTTTGAATCTGCCAAAGTAAATTCAGTTCTTTCTGTTTCTTCTAAATCTGTATTAAACTCCCCATCATTTTTAAAATGTTGTCTAATAGTACCTCTATTACCAAGAAAAATTAATGAACCATCATTTGTTGATTCTGTGGTACTACCTTCACTTCTATAGTTAGAAATAGTTACAAATGGATTAATATATCGTTGACCAATCCTAATACTATTTCCATATCTTCCTTCTAATAGCATATCACCACATATATCTTGTAAATCTGGTAAAAGTCCTTTTGGATTATCTAATTCTTCATTATATAATTTTTGTAATCTTTTTTGTTTTAATTTAACAAAATTTCTTGATATACCCGCCTTCGCCAAACCATCAATGTTTCCTGCTTTTGGATTCGGTGTTATATCTGGTTTGTGTAGATGGTCAAGATTAAAATTAACATCACCTTGTGTATTAAGTGGTCCCAAATAATAATTTACACCACCAAAGGTACACAATAAGACTGGGTCACCTTTTACAGGAACTTCATTAATACCTCTTAATAAAGGTTTGTATCTATGTTCCTCATTTAATAATGTTTCCTTTAATGGTTTGTTAGTTATATGAGGTTTTGCTATAATACTATTAAGTGCATCTGTTTTACGATTATATGTTTTAGATGCAACACTTGTAACCACCTCTACTACTTGACCTGGAACAAACTGTAAATACATATCATTAACTTTTATTGAACCCATTTAACTCTCCGAAAATCCTTTTTCAATTGTTTTATCTTTTATCGTTTCAAGTCTACTTTGTTCGTTACTTAAATCATCTACTGTATCTTGAAGAGTTGCCATTAACTCATCTTTTTCTGAATCAGATAATAACATAGATTCATCATTACTACCTGTTGATTTAGATATAATTCTTTGTAACACACCTGCAAGTTTAACAAGATGTTCATCATTCTTAACTGCAGTATCCATATATTCTTTTATGATAGGAGCAACCATAACCACATCATCAATCGTTGTGATGAATCCGTGTATCTCTGATATTAACAAATCTATCTGAACTTTACGCTTTGTAGTGTTTTCATAGATGTCCTTTGTTAAATCTTGGAAGGTTTTTCCCTCAAATATTTCTTTATCATCTGACATAATAATTCTCCTAATTAGATGTAACTATTCATATATAAATATCAAGTTTGTTAAAAATATTGCTTATAATAAAAATCCCTACAAAAGTAGGGATTAATATTTTAGAAGAATCTTCTTTCGGTATTCTTTGTAGTACCTGTGGTATTATACTCTTTGAGTATTCTTTTGTAATGTTTTTTTAATACATTCACTACTTTAGTTATTTCATTTGTTTTAACATTTGTCATTTCTCTTATTAAGATATATAATGCTTTTTTATTAAAATTTTCTATCTCTTCTTGTCTTTTTAATAATTCTACAATAGAATATGCAATATCAATATCTCTTTTCTTTTTAAACATTGTAGGAATTGTTTCATCAAAATATTTAATAAGTTCACGAGATAATTCTGAGTAGTACTCATCATCACCACCACCAAACATAAGTGATGCTGGTTGTTTAATTAAAGAACCAATCTCAGAGTGAGTTTTATATTTTTTATAATTGTTATTATTGTGAAGAATCAAATAATTTTTAGCCACAACAGAAAAATAACTAAATGCCTTTGAACCTTTTGTATGGTCATACTTATGAATATTCATCACCATAAATGCAACCACTTCGTGTTTTACATCAAAAAACCCATCATCAAAATAACTAAATTTAAATGTATTAATTATATTTTCTGATAGTTTATCAAACGCAGCATGTATCTCTTCTCCATATATTTTATTTCTTTTAGCTTGTTGTTTTTTTAATTCTTTTTTTATTAAAGCATCATATCCTTTTTTTGTCATAGTATCCTCTATTAATCTGCATTCTTAATAATTGGTGTTGGGCCACCTAATTGATTAGATGGTGTTTCCATATCATCTCTTCTAGTTCTTCTAGCTTGATTACGTA